GTAACTGCTGGAGAAAGTATTACGCTAGCTGGTGGATTAAGTTATAGCGGTACAACATTAACCTCAGCAAACGATAATACTACATATACTGCTGGTACAGGTTTAACACTAACAGGTACATCCTTTAGTGTAACAGCTAATACATATGCTGCTGCATCACATACTCATGCTGCTTCTGATATTACAAGTGGAACTCTAGCTATTGCTCGTATACCAACCGTAGATAGTAAGATATCAGAGTTCATTGAAAACAAGCATATATATCAAAGTTCTGCTAGCGTAGGAGTTTATATGCCTATGGTTAAAGGCGGTTTATACGCAACCAGTAGTAGCTCTAAAACAGGGCAGCTTAAAATAAAATTGCCTTCGTATAAGACAGCAATGATGATATCGTTTCGTATAGACGTTTATGAATACAATACAGATAGACAACAATCTTATATTGTATCGGGGTATGCTTATAATGACGAATCAGCTACATGGTATAACACTAGTGCAATATGTCTTTCAGATTCGGATAACAGAAATCTTAATGTAAGATTTTATAGCGATACAACAGCTGGGGAACAATATGTTACAATTGGAGAAACAGATTCTAACTGGGTATACCCCCAAGTTGTTGTAAGAAATGTGTTTGGTGGTTACAATACTTCTATAAGTGAATTAAATGGCACTTGGGGTATTAGTTTTATAGAAGAGAACGCGGGGACTTCACATGCCGCACATAGTAATAACTCCCCAATAGTACAAGCTAGTAGAGTAGTGGGTGAACTTACTACCTCAAATATACCTCAGCTAGCTTACACTTCACTTAGTGGATTACCAACATTAGGAACAGCTGCGGCAGCAGCTACAACAGACTTCGCTACAGCAGCTCAAGGGCTTTTAGCTGATAGCGCATTACAGTCAGAGACATTTAGTTCATCTGATGTTGTGTTGTCTTTGTCGGGTGACGATGTAATAGCGGGAGACAGCATAACTCTTGCTGGAGGTCTTAGTTACAATGCATCTACTAAAACTTTATCTCAAACCGATAACAATACAGTATACACGCACCCTACTTCAGCTGGTAACAAACACATACCTACCGGAGGTTCAGCGGGTCAATTTTTAAAGTATTCTTCTAGCGGTACAGCTGTATGGGCAACGCCTTCCTACACAACTAACACCGATACTCAGCTCTCGGATTCTTACGTCAGAGGGCTTTATACCGGTGGTACAAATGTAAGTATTACCGCAGCAGGCGTTATATCATCTACTAATACAACTTATAGCACTGCAGACTTTGACGCAGCAGGTAGCGCTGCTACTGTTCAATCAAATCTTGACTCAGTAGCCGCTAACGTTGCTGGTATATCTAATCAGTCAAACACAGACGTAGATACAGGAACCGAGACAATCGCACAAGTATCTAAAGGAACTTATACAGCAGCCTTTTTTGATTTTGTTATTAAGAACGGAACTAACGTAAGAGCTGGTACAGTATATTCGTGTCATGACGGAACAAACGTAGAGTTTACGGAAACCTCAACAGTTGATCTGGGTGATACATCTGATGTATCTTTAGCTGTAGATATATCTGGAACCAACATGAGATTACGAGCTACTACAACTTCAAACAACTGGAGTGTTAAATCATTAGTAAGAGCAATATAATATGGGAATACATAGAGGACCAAACCCGGTTAAAGACGGTTTAGTATTCGGTTGTGATACTGGGTATGGCGTAGCTGATAATGACACTACTACAAGGTTTTACCCTGGAGAGAGTACAGACAATATATTAAGGTTATTTACTAGTGGAAACCAATCTTTATCTTATGGTAGTCATATCTACATAGTAACAGCGCAAGAAACAAACGTTTCAGATGTTACAGCTCCTAATGGACAGTACTCTAGATTTACTGGGAACACCAACTCTAGTAATAATCAAGTTTTTTGGAGTTATGCAGGTAATAGTAATAATTACACTGGAAGCACTGTAACCTTTTCTACTTATTTAAAAGGAAGTGGCACGTGTCATCTTACTACTTATGATGACCAATCTGGATATGGTGTTTCCAGTACTATAACATTAACTAATGAATGGGTAAGATATAGCTATACCAGAACTATAAATGCTAGCGCAACAAGTCATTGGTCAGGGGTTAGAGGTATATTAACCAGTACAAACGTTTACATTGCAGCTAGTCAAGCAGAAATAAAAGGACACGCTACGCCTTTTACCGCCACCACCCGCTCATCCACAGCCTCTCTAATAGACTTAAAGAAGACTACCGACATAGATGTATCTAGTGTTTCTTTTGACTCAACTGGGCAGCCTACGTTTGACAACACAGATGACAGAATTACTATGCCAAACAGCTCAGTATTTAATCATACTTCAGAGCTGTCTATAGAAGCTTGGGTAAAGTTTGACGGTAATAGTGCAGATTTTATTTTTGAAAAAGGAAATGTAAATACTCAGTACAGCTTATTTAGCCATGGTAGTGACATAGTGTTTAGGACTCTCCATGCTGGCGACGGCGGATATCAATCTCTTGGCCCTAGTAAAACAACCGCAGGCATTACTAATGGCCAATGGCATCATATCGTAGGTTCTTGGGACGGTTCAACAAAACGTATTTATGTAGATGGGGTTGATAAAGCAAGTGTATCTAAAAGCGGGGCGCTTACTACAACTTCTAATGGAGCTGCTATTGGTTCATTTGGGGGTACATCTTCAGGATACTATTTTGGTGGCGAAATTGCTATTGTGAAAATATATGATAAAGGATTATCCGCTACAGAAGTAAAACAAAATTATAACTCACACAAAAACAGATTTGATATATAATATTATGAGTAGATTTGAAAACAGAAGATGGTTGGTAATCCCAACAAGCATAATAGATGATATTGATTTCAATCAAGTTCACGAATCTAATGCAGACAGCCTAAGACTTTCCGTAGACGGTACTGAAACTTTTGTAAAGTATGAAGTTACAGTGGTAGCAGAAGACACTACTGAAACATTTATTGATCCTGAAACGAACGAAGAGGTAACAGTTACGACAGAAGCTGGGACTTACGGCAGACCGAGTGTGTATAGCACGGATTATGATGAATACAGCCACGCTGGGATTCTCGCTTTACTAGCTACGGAAGCTTGGACTAACCCAATAGACGAAGAATAATATGGCAACAGCAGTAGGGCCAGATATAATAGAAAATGGCTTGGTATTAGCATTAGACGCTGGTAGCTCAAGAAGCTATTCAGGGTCGGGAAACACTTGGAAAGACTTAAGTGGAAATAACTTTGATTTTACTATAGATGGGTCTGGATTTAGCTATAATGCTGGTGGATGGTTTGATATGGCTGGTGGAGGTATTACTAACACGGAAAACATTACGGACTCAACTACATGTACATTTGTATTTTGGATAAGAACTACTGATATCCAATCACTTTTTTGGCAGTCTAATACAACCACTTATTATCTAGGAGCATATTCGTCAGGTAACAAATTTTACAACAATGGATTTGGTTCACCAACTTTATTTATGAATACTGTTTCTAAAGCAAATATATATGATTTTGTAAGAACAGGCGAATGGATAATGGTAGAATTTAAAAATGTAAACATGGCTATTATAGATTATAATCAATTTAATCAATATGGTAGTTTTACATTTGGAGATGGGGATATTGCAATAATTCAAATATACGATAGAAATCTTACAGCAGCAGAATCGCAGCAAAACTACAACGCTCAAAAAAACAGATTCTTATAATGTATACAGGCCCACACATAATAAAAGATGGATTAGTATTCGGTTACGACACTGGGTATGGTATATCTGATAATGATACTGCTGCTAGGTTTTACCCAGGTCAGCCAGCAACTAATCTTGTTTCAGCATATAATGACAACCATGTGCGAAGTGTTACTTGGACTAATAGCGGTACGTGGGTAGCCACTTATAATGCTAGTAACAGGGATAAACCCGTTATACTAGGGGTAGACATGTCAAAATGTAATTTAATGCATGGTGAAACCACGACTACGGGTAGCCAACATTTTGGGTGTGCTAGTGTTAGCGTGTCTGCCAGTACCACATATACAATGTCAGTTTACTACCTCCAAAATAGAGCTGGCGCAAGTAGACCATATTTTAGGACAAGCGTAAATAATAACAACTTAGGATACCTTAGTTATAATGGAAGTACAAATACTTCTAATTGGCCAGTAAATGAATGGATTAGAATTTCAGTTACGGTTACGGTACAATCAAATGAAAATGGGTGTTATTTAAGTAATTATATAGGCTCACAAGTAGGTGACCAAGTATGGTATTGCGCTCCAATGGTAGCACAGACCAGCCAATTAACTACTTTTGTTGACGGCACACGCTCATCCACATCTTCCCTCATAGACCTAAAAGAAACAACTGATATAGATGTATCAAACATGAGTTTTGATTCAACTGGTCAGCCTATATTTGATGGTACGGATGATTTTTTTACAACATCCGGGCTTTCTACTAACGAGTCCGCAAATTTAACATTTGAAACTGTTATTAGATTTAATGGCGCACTAGATAGTAACGATAGAAAAGTATTTCATTGGGACAAAACAGACACATCAAATGGCGTTGCTCAAATAAGAAAAGGAACCAACAATGGTAGGTTAATGTATCAACATCATAATGGTTCTCAATGGTATACATTATCTGTTGACAACGTTGTTGTTGCTGATACTTTTGCTCATATAGTGGTTGTTCATAATGGGACAACAGCAACCATGTATAAAAACGGCACTCAAATAGGCACAACATCTGTTGGTGCTTTAAACTACACTGACGCTGGTGAAATATTACTGGGATATAGGAGTAGTGCCGAGTATTGGAAGGGTGATATTCCTGTTTTTAAGATGTATACTAATGCACTATCAGCATCCGAAATAAAACAAAACTTTAACGCATACAAGAACAGATTTGATATTTAACCTGGAAAATGAAAGGTAATAATTATGGCAAACGAATTTAAAGTAAAGAAGGGTCTCATAGTAGAAGGCTCTGGTGGTACAATCCTAGACATACAAGGTAGTGTTGGGCAACTGTTTTCAATAACAGACAGTCTCACTGGAGACTTGTTTGCGGTATCAGATATATCGGGTATACCAATACTGAACGTAAACTCTAGTGGGGCCGTTGACATAGACGGTGATTTATCCGTTACAGACGATGTTACGCTAAGCAACTTTGGTGCTGGGTATTTAAAGACTAATGTAAATGGCGTAGTGAGCAATACTGCTACTATTCCGTGGTCAACAGTTTCAAGTACTCCTACAACTATTAGTGGATATGGGATTACTGATGCATTTGATGGATCTTATAGTTCTTTATCTGGTACTCCAACACTAGGAACAGCAGCGGCGGCAGCTACAGGGGACTTTGCGGCAGCAGCACATGACCATAGTAGAATTTTAGAGCGTTCAACAATCACATATGGAGACCCCCAACTTCAATGGACTGACCTTAATGGTAATGGAGGCACGGGACTAAACGGAGCAGCACCTGGCAACCCATTTAGCGATTGGTTTCATCACATTATAATGAACCATGCTAACAACAGTGGTTACTATGTTGATATTGCTGCTTGTTTCCATAGTGATGACTTGTATTTCAGAAGGAACGTAGGCGGTACGCTTAGTGCTTGGAGAGAAATTTACCACACAGGTAACTTAACTCCCTTAACCATAGGTACAACAGCTACCACTGCAATGGCTGGTAACACTTTGTCTGCCCAGAACATAACGGACATTGGTAATCTATCAGGCACTAACACAGGTGACCAAGATTTAAGTTCATACTTAACTGCAGAGACATTCAGTTCATCTGATGTTGTAATGTCCATTGATGGTAATGACTTAACAGCTGGAGTAAGTGTATCGCTCGCAGGTGGTTTATCTTATAATGTATCTACTAATACCTTAACACAAACAGATAACAATACAGTATATGTTCACCCTACTTCAGCTGGTAACAAACACATACCAACTGGTGGTGCTGCTGGTCAGTTCCTAAAGTATTCATCAAGCGGTACTGCTGTATGGGCAACGCCTTCTTACACAACGAATACGGACACAACTTATTCAGCAGGTAGCGGTCTTGATTTAACCAGCACTACTTTTAGTGTTGAGCCTGATTTACGAGATGGTATTACACACGTTGGTGTTGATGGCAACAACTACATACAGTTTGATTCTACGAATAGACGTATAGATTTTTATGCAGATAATAATTTTGTGGCTCGTATGGAGTCTGATGGTGATTTACATATTAAAGGAGACGTTATTGCGTTCTCAGATATATTCTCATAATGGCGTTACAAAGCAGCGGACAAATAAAAATATCAGAAATAGCTACTGAGCTTATTGGCAGTAGTGAACCAAACCTTAGTCTTACAGGTTTGTCTGTGGGTGATTTTGGTACTATAAACACCGCAAACGCTTCAACGGACAGACCAGACGGTAATAAACCTCACGCCATGAGTGAGTTTTACAGCTACGACCATAGCGCAGTTATTGATAGTGATTACTACTGGCTTGGTGATGGTGTTAATGATACATTAAGGTTTACTAACCACAGTAGCACATTGTTTGGGAGTAATGATGACTTTAGTTATAGTGGTTGGTTTCGGGTGGATGAAACTAGTAACCAAATGCAATGGCTAGGTTCATTTTCTGAGGCATCTCCAAGTGGGTCTAACCAGATTTTTATTCAGTATAATCCAACTAGCGCTAGAATGCAGTTAAGATTCAGATATGGCGGTGGGGGTAATTTTCATCAAAGGTTTTGGTCTATTTCTTCTACTAATAATACTTCTATTACGGGGGTAAATAGTAACGGATGGTATTCTACAAACAGAGGCAATGTAAATAGTGAAGGATTTGTACACTTAGTATTCACACGTGATAATTCAGACACGACTTCTTCTGGTATGAATCTATACTGGAATGGAACAAAATTACCAGAAAGCATTCAGTTTAATTCTCAAAGCCTAACAACTTTTAATATACGAAGCGTAGCTATTGGGGATGCTGTTGGTAGTTCACCTAACAATGCTAGTGTATTCAAAGGTGGTATAGACCAAGTAAGTGTGTATAACAAGACTTTAACACAATCAGAAGTAACAGCCCTGTATAACAGTGGTACTCCAATGACATGCTCCGATGCTGGCGTAACCACCAATTTATTGGCTGAGTATAGATTAGAAAACAACACCACGAATACTAGCGGTACATTCCCTAGCCTAACAAATAGTGGTGGAACATTTACAGCTTACTAATATGAACACATACTATTTAATGACCACTGAGCAGAAAGACGCGGTGGAAGCGGAAGTTTTATTTCAAGAGCCTTATAGCAATATTGCTACAGACAAATGGATAGTAGAGTGTACGACTGGGGGGCTAGACTGTATAACTGAATACGCTAGTGCTGAAGAGTGCCGACAATATGTTATAGATAATTTAAGTGTGTGGGACGACCTATACGGAGTTTAAACGATATAAATACATTATGAGCAAATTATTAAAATTACTAGGTGTGAGTGCAGCGCCATTGTTAGACAAAGCAGCTGAGGTTGCTGACAGATTTATTGATACACCTGCTGAGAAGAAAGCTTTTATTAAAGAAGCATACCAGCAAGAAGTATTAGATCGTAAAGAAGCTAGAGAACTAGGTAAGAGCAAAAGCACGCCAGATATACTAACTTATATAACATTGGTTATTGCTATTGGCTTAGCGGTGGCTATATTTACAGACATACTTGATTGGGAAACATTAACGGAAGTACAAAAAGGATTAATAACTACGTTTAGCGGGTTTTTCTTGCGTACCTTAGGCGATGTATATGGGTATTGGTTTGGATCTTCAATGGGATCTGGCGATAAGACAAAAGACTTAACTAAGCTGATGCGCAAGTAATTATACCAGGTAAGTAATAACCCTAAAATAAAAACCAAATGACATTTTATTACCGGACTACCACTGCAACCAGTGGCAACCAACAAGTATCCGCGGAAACCAAAGCTTTCTGGGAACATGCTTCAGAAAAAAAGAACTGGAGAATTGTACAATTACCTAATGGCTACTATCAAACAGAATTGCTATTAGAAGATTCCTGGAAAGACGTAACTCGCAGGGAAACATTAGAGGGTGCTGAACAAGCTATTGATACATCGATAGCGCACTACAAATCGCGTCTAGAATTCGTGCAAGGACCTAAGGTCGTTAAAACATTCGAATAAACCAAAACACTTTAATTTAATATAATGGAATTTAATAACCCTAGCGAGATTGTAAAGGATCTCACGTTTGGCAGTGCTGCCAACGGAAAAATTATGGCCGGCGTCGAAAAGTTAGCTAACGCAGTGAAGTCCACATTAGGTGCTTCCGGTAAATGCGTGATTTACGAAGACGCCCTTGGCCGACCGGTCATCACTAAAGATGGTGTAACCGTAGCAGAAAGCGTAGTCTTGATGGATCCGGTCGAAAACATCGGTGCAACATTAGTTAAGGAAGCTGCCCGAAATACAGTGCGTGAAGCAGGTGACGGTACGACAACCTCTACTGTCCTTGCTCACTCATTATTAATAGAACTAAGTGAATTTACAAGTGATGACAAAATTAGAGAAATTAAAAAAGGCGTTGAAGACTGTGCTAAGGAGATCTTGGAATATCTTGATACTACCAGTCTTCCGGTTGATGGTGAAATGCTTAAGCAAGTTGCATACATTAGCACAAACAATGACGAAGAGCTTGGAAGCTTTATTGGTGAAGCTTTCGGCAAAGTTGGAAAAGATGGAGTTGTATTGATGGAAGAATCCGAAACAAACGAAACTTATGTAGAGTTTGTAGAGGGTACTCAATTTGATTCAGGATTAAAATCACCACATCTTGTAACGGACAAAGACAAAGGCTTAGCTGTTTTAGACAACCCTATGGTCCTTATTGTGTCTTCGCCTATACCTAATATAAGAAAGATCCAAAGTGTCTTAGAACACGTTGTAAAGAAGAATAGAAGCCTGCTAATCGTCGCTGACGTTGAGCAACAACCTTACCAAACGTTATTAGCTAACAAGGTAAAAGGCAATATCAAGGTAAACATAGTAGACTTACCTGGGTTTGGGCCAACTAAGCAGGAAGCAATCGAAGACTTAGCAATATTAACTGGGGCTACAGTCATTAATGAAGAGCTTGGCGATGATTTGGATCTGATCAATCCCGAAGTGTTAGGAGAAGCGGTAAAATCAGTTACTTCTTCTAAGAACACTGTGATGCAGGTAGAGACCGACCATGAGCAGCTTCTCGAGCGTATTGAAAATGTACGTGAAAGAATCGGTTCTGAAACAAACCCTTACTTTAGGGGTAAGCTCGAAGAGCGTTTATCAATGTTAACCGGTAAGGTTGGACTGATTTATGTAGGAGCTGACTCACAGGTCGAGCTCAAAGAAAAGAAAGATAGAGTAGAAGATGCCATCTATGCAACGCAAGCCGCGTTAAAAGAAGGTATTGTAGCAGGGGGTGGCGCAGCGCTTTTGCATGCATCACTAAAGATTAAACATAAAAATGTTGGATACACTGCTCTTCTTAGAGCTCTTGTTTCTCCGTTTAATACCATTCTTGAAAACGCAAATATTGTGCTTGAAGAGCCAATTACACGCAAGGGTTATGGTATTGATGCTACTACGGGTAAAAAAGTAAATATGATCAAGGCTGGTATTATTGACCCAGTGCTTGTAACTAAAACCGCACTGAAGAATGCAGTCAGTGTAGCAACAACAATTATTTCTGCAGATTGTGTAATCTCTAATATGAGAATGGATGAAAGCGGTAAATAATTATATTATCATTAAGAAAATCAAGGAGGCAGCTAAAACAGTTGCCGGCCTTGAATTAACTGAAAAGCAAAACAGCGACGTTAGGTATCTAAAGGCTGAAGTCGTTAGCTGTGGACCATTAGTGATTGGTGTTGAAAATGGAAACACTATTAGATACGATAAGCACGCTGGTCATGGTATCGAATGGAATGATGAGTTGTTTCATGTTATTACCGTAGGTGATGTTGTTATCGTGGAATGAGACTAACACCCGCGGATTTACGTGAAATAAATTTGTTTAAGTATTACAGGCTCGTTAGAAAATGGGCCTGTAAGACTTACGATATATTAGATGCTGACCTAGAGCTGCTAATATATCTAGATTGCAAAGATCGATTTACGCGTAATGATTTTATAGAAGGAACTTATACCTATGCATGGGATAAAAACCGCTGGGAAAGACTTCGAAATGATGGCTGGATTGACGTATGGCGTCATCGTAATAGGACTACAATCAAATACAGTGTTTTCACAACGTCACCTAAAGCTAAACGCTTGATTACACGCATGTATCGAGTTATGCTTGGGGAAGAAGATTTACCAATCGGTAGGTCAAGCAAATTTTACAAGAACAAGAGTTATACTGATAAAGTCTATAATAAAGCTATAGACGACATGATTAAAGACAAAGAACGATGAAGAATCACTTAGAGCCTATTACAAAGCGTGCAGTTACTGATTACGGTAAAGCACCTGCAAATCAAGAAGTTACATTAGATGCAGCTGGTAAAAAGCGTGCTAACTTTACTAATGTAGGAAGCTGTGGTTGCACAGGGAAGTGTGATTGCTAATGCCTTTTAAGCTTAAGGATAAAAGTACCCTGTTCGGTTACGATAAGCAAACCTCAACATTTGATGCGCCTGTATTTGAAAAAGATTTAGGTGGCCAAGTGATGGCGGAAGCTAATCGTGACGGAACTATTTTTATTGATAAAGGGTTATCACCAAAGCAAAAAGAAGAAGCAGTTGAGCACGAAAAAGTGCATTTAAATCAAATGCATCAAAACCGACTAGATTATACTGAAAATGAAATAATCTGGAAACGAGATACTAAATCCCCAATGAAAGTTTATAAAAGGCACGAGCTCAATGAAGGAGCTTCGGAACTAGAATGGGAAAACGAAGCATATAAATCATAATATTATGTATAACAAACCTATTACACAAAAAGCAAAATCGCCTTTAAAAGCAGTAGACGGTCCCGGAGATATCATAATGAAAGATACGAAAGTAACTAAAGGTACTCCCGGCACTTCTGGTACTCCAGGCAAAAAGAAAACCATTCTTTATAGCGATTTACCTGAATCAGAAAGAGCTGCGGCGAGGGAGTATAATATGAAAAAATATGGTACTCATAACCCAACAGCCGAAGGATTAGCTGATAATACTATTGTTACCGAAGGTACTCCAGGCACGCCGGGCACACCTGATACTGAGGAAACAACCACAACACCTATATATACAAGAGACGAAACTGATGCAATCCGTCCATACGGGGCTTATCAAAATCGTATTGTAGAAAGACGTGAGGGTGGCGCTCTTGAAAGAAAATCTAAGCGCGCTGTAAATAAATTAGCAAAACGTTATGCCCAAGAAACCGATGATGACGGCAAAAAAGGTTTTGGCAAACTAATGTCGAACCGTACACAACGTCGTGATTTCCGAAGAGGTGCCGACGGAGTTAATTATAAAGACGAAGAAACAAAAAATAAGGTACAAGAGCTTAGAAATTATCGTGATGGTGTTTCTGACGTGCAGACCGACATGTCTTCAAGCGTTGAAAGTTTAGAGCGTTCAAGAAACCAAAGAGCACAGGGTGCTACACGTGATGACAAAGTTATTTCTAAACCACGTCTGGCAAATCAAACTGATATTGAAAGATCAGATGTAATTGCTCAAATAGATAGAACTCCAGGAGACGTTGATTTTAGTGGTTTTCCTATGCGCTACGACCAAAACGTAGGTATTAAAAAGTCTACCCCAATGAAAAAAGGGTACTTTAAAGGCAAATAATATGGCATACGTACAAAACAATTCTCCTTTTAAAGCTAAAGGTGATGCACCTTCTCGTAAAAAATCAGAAAAAAACTATAACGAAGTTCGTTCTAAAAGCGCAACGGGTGCTGCAGCCGGTGGTGGAATGACAAAAAAAGGCGTTGAAAGTTATAAAAGAAATAATCCAGGTAGTAAATTGCAGACAGCGGTAACCACTCCGCCTTCAAAGTTGAAGCCTGGTAGTAAAGCTGCAAAGCGTCGCAAAGCATTTTGTGCACGCTCTAAAAGCTGGACAAGTGAACGTGGTAGAGCAGCACGCCGTAGATGGAACTGCTAATTTTAAAATAAAACAATTAAATTAAATTAAATCAAATGGGAAAGAAGAAAGAAGCGGTTGCTAAAGCAATCACAGCAGACGAGCTAACTGAAGTACAAAAGTACGTTAATGCTCTACAGCAAATCCAAATGCAGATTGGTGGAACTGAAATGCAAAAAGCTGAGCTGATTGATAATGTTAAAGCATTACGCACAAAGCTAGCTGAGGTACAAGCTGATTTAGAAAAAACTTATGGAGACGTAAGTATCAACTTACAAGATGGAGCTATCACTCCTAATGATGCAAGTAATCCGCAAGATTAGTATCGGGAAGGACTATAAAAATGACGCCATGCATTATTCTGTTGGACAGGAAGTGTATGGCGGTCATACTATAGTTAACATATTAGAAGAGGAATCTAAGTACTCTATCTATATTCAAAAAGGAGATTTGGTTATGCCGTGGAAAGACTTTAATAAGAACATGGCTGTATCTATCGAATATGATCTTAAGTGGTAATGCAAAGCATATACAACTTTATTATATCTCCGTATGCCAAAAGAACGACATCGGAAAAAGAAATAAATGGTGTAACTCTGTTACTTAATACAGAATTGCAAAACCATCTTTATACCAGCAGACACGGCGTTGTCAAAGCTGTACCAAAAATAAATGATTTAGGTTTACAACCCGGTGATGAAGTTATTGTTCACCATAATGTATTCAGAAGATTTAGAGATGTGCGGGGTGCTGAAAAGAACAGCCGCTCATATTATGAAGAAGACAAATACTTTGTGTACCCTGATCAGATCTACGCATTCAAACGTGATAGCGAATGGAAACCTGTGAAGGGTTTTATATTTGTTAAGCCTATGCTAGACGAAAGAATGTTCTCCGAACATAACGAACTTCCTTTGATAGGAAAAGTTAAATATGCTTACGAAGGTTTTGAGAACGGAGAGCTTATAGGTTTTACACCTGGTACAGAATACGAATTTAATATTGAGGGGGAGAAAGTTTACCGAGTTCCCCAGAATCGAATCACAATCAAGTATGGACACCAAACAAGCGAAAAAGAATATAATCCTAGCTGGTCGCAAAGCAGTTGAAGAACTTATAAAAGTCGCACAAGAGCAAATCATTACCAATACGGAAGATGATGTTTCTGCTGACCGCTTAAAAAATGCCGCTGCTACTAAGAAGCTGGCCATCTTTGACGCGTTTGAAATACTTACTCGCATAGAAGAGGAAGAAAGAATACTTGAAAACAAACCAAAAGAAGAAAAAGAAAAGAAAACATTCTCAGGGTTTGCTGAAAAAAGATCTAGATAATGTACGAACAGACTCTAGTAAAAGAATCCGAGCACGTTAAGCTCACAACAATCAGCAGACTTAATAGATCCAAGTCTTGGAAATACGGCTATAACAAAGAACACGATATAGTTGTTATTAGTAAGAGTGGACAGATAGGGCAAATACTAGAGATTCAAAACTTATGTATAGCATTGCCGCCGGAACCTAAAGGGTTAAAGAAGGGAGCAAACAAGTGGGTTGTTTCAGACTATCCTAAGGAGCTTAAAAACATTAAAAGCATATTCGATTGGCAAACCTATCCAGATGAGTTTAAAAGCAATTGGGAGGGCTATATTGATGAAGAATTCAACCGGCGTGATAGTGGTTATTGGTTTTATAACAAGGGGACTCCTACTTACATCACTGGGACTCATTACATGTACTTGCAGTGGAGTAAGATCGATGTTGGACACCCCGATTACAGAGAAGCAAACAGACTCTTCTTTATATTTTGGGAAGCCTGTAAGGCAGATAACAGAAGCTATGGGATGTGCTATCTTAAAAACAGACGGAGTGGGTTTTCGTTTATGGCCTCTGGAGAAACAGTTAACCTCGCTACCATTTCAAGTGATGCAAGATTCGGTATATTATCAAAAACCGGTTCGGATGCAAAGAAAATGTTTACCGATAAGGTTGTACCCATATCCGTTAACTACCCGTTTTTCTTCAAACCTATACAAGATGGTATGGATCGACCGAAGACTGAACTGGCATATAGGGTTCCTGCTTCTAAGCTAACCCGTAAATCAATTCAGGCAAAAGAAAAGCAAATAGAGCTTGAGGGTCTTGATACAACTATTGACTGGAAGAATACAGGAGATAACTCTTATGATGGTGAGAAGCTAAAGCTTTTAGTGCATGATGAGAGCGGTAAATGGGAAAGGCCTGATAACATATTAAATAACTGGCGGGTTACAAAAACCACGCTTCGTTTGGGTGCCAGAATTATAGGCAAGTGTTTAATGGGATCAACATCGAATTCATTAGAAAAAGGTGGTGAAAACTTTAAAAAACTATATGCAGATTCTGACGTATCTAAAAGAAACTCTAATGGTCAAACAAAATCAGGATTATATTCACTCTTTATACCAATGGAGTGGAACTACGAAGGATTTATTGATCAGTACGGACAACCAGTTTTTAATACGCCTGAAAAAGAAGTATTAGACCCTTTTGGTGATACTATAGAACAAGGCGTTATAGATTACTGGAACAATGAAGTTGAAGGTCTTAAACAAGATCAAGATGCTTTAAATGAATATTATCGCCAGTTTCCACGCACAGAAGAGCACGCTTTTAGGGATGAAACAAAAAATAGCTTGTTTAATCTTGCAAAAATATATGAACAGATTGATTATAATGCAGATCTGCGTAATACTAATGTTGTAACCACTGGCAATTTTCAGTGGGTTAATGGTATAAAAGATACAAAAGTTGTGTTTATGCCAACGCCGCAAGGAAGATTTAAAGTATCTTGGATACCAGGTGCTAGTCTTCAGAATAGGCAAATTACAAAAAATGGTGTTAAATACCCGGGTAATGAGCACGTCGGCGCATTTGGTTGCGATAGCTACGACATATCGGGAACTACCGATGGTAAGGGTTCAAAAGGGGCTTTACACGGACTCACTAAGTTCACTATGGAAGATGCACCGCCAAGTACATTCTTCCTTGAATATATAGCTAGACCACAAACCGCTGAGATATTCTTTGAAGATGTATTGATGGCATGTGTATTTTATGGTATGCCGATACTAGCAGAGAATAACAAACCCAGGTTGCTTTATCATTTTAAGCGCCGTGGTTACAGGGGATACTCTATGAACCGTCCGGATAGGCTTTGGAATAAGCTATCAGTAACGGAAAAAGAAATAGGTGGTGTGCCTAACTCGAGTGAAGACATGAAACAAGCACACGCTGCGGCTATAGAAATGTACGTAGATAAGTACGTAGGTTTAATGGAAGATGGGCAGTACGGAAGCATGTACTTTAACGAAACACTTAATGACTGGTCTAAGTTTGATATAAATAAACGTACTAAGTACGATGCTGCAATAAGCTCGGGCTTAGCAATTATGGCATGTAATAAAGAATTGTATAGACCAGTGGGCAAATTAGAAAAAACAAAGTTAAATCTAAAGATTTCAAAATTCCGTCAAGACGGATTTACTTCTGAAATAATAAAATAATTTATGGCTAAGTCGGTTTCAAATAGCGCTTTCCCAAGTCAGATAGCCAGTGATGGTGAAAAAATGTCAGATGACTATGGATTGCAAGTAGCTAGAGCTATTCAAAACGAATGGTTCTCTAGCAATTCGGGTACTACGCGCTTCAGAAGCAACCAAAATACGTTTCATAACCTGAGATTGTATGCACGTGGCGAACAGAGTGTTCAGAAATATAAAGATGAATTATCTGTAAATGGTGACTTGTCGTACTTAAACCTTGACTGGAAGCCAGTACCTATATTATCTAAGTTTGTAGATATTGTAGTTAACGGTATTGCAGATCGTTCATTTGATTTAAAAGCATATTCACAAGATCCATATGGTGTAAGCAAACGCACAAAGTATATGGAATCTATTATACGTGACTTGCAGACAAAAGAGTTAAATGAGTTTGCTAAAGAAGCGTTTGATGTAAATTTATTTGAAAACAGTCCGGAGCAGTTACCTGATTCAAAAGAAGAGCTAGAGTTGCACATGCAGCTAAGCTACAAGCAAGGTATTGAAATTGCTGAAGAAATAGCTATTAATACTCTTCTTGACGGTAACCACTACGACCTAACTAAGAAAAGACTTTATTACGATCTTACTACACTAGGTATTGCTGCTGTTAAAAATACATTTAACCAATCGGAAGGTGTAACAGTAGAATATGTAGACCCTGCATATTTAGTACATTCTTACAGTGAGTCGCCGTACTTCGAAGACATTTATTATGTTGGTGAAGTAAAGTTTGTGCCTATCAATGAGCTTAAGAAGCAATTTCCTAATCTTGATGAAGCGCAATTAGAAAAAATACAGAAGCAAGGATCACATAATCATAGCGCTGGATACGACCAGTCTTTGGTAAACCATGATGTTCGTGACAATAATGTAGTGCAAGTCTTGTACTTTAATTATAAGACGTACATGAATGAAGTATATAAGGTTAAGGAAACCGCAACCGGTGCTTCTAAAATTATAGTAAGAGATGACCAATTTGATCCTCCTGTAGAATTACTTGAGGCTGAGTTTGGCAAAATGTCTCGTTCACTTGAAGTATTGTATGAAGGTGTACTTATATTAGGTACGGACATTCTGCTTAAGTGGGAGATGGCTAAAAATATGATGCGCCCTAAAAGTGATTATGCTAAAGTTAAAATGAACTACAGCATTGTTGCACCGCGCATGTATAAAGGTAAGATTGAATCTATTGTAAGCCGCTGTACTGGTTTTGCAGATATGATTCAAATTACTCACCTTAAGATGCAGCAAGTACTAAGCAAAATGATGCCTGATGGGGTATACATGGATGCCGACGGTCTTGCTGAAATTGATTTGGGTAACGGTACCAACTATAACCCACAGGAAGCGCTTAACATGTACTTCCAAACAGGTTCTGTTATTGGTCGTTCATTTACGAGCGAGGGTGATATGAATCCAGGCAAAGTGCCAATACAGCCCTTACAAACTGGTGCGGGCGGCCAGAAGCTGCAAACGCTTATACAAACCTATAACTATTACTTGCAAATGATTCGTGACGTTACGGGTCTTAATGAAGCTCGTGATGGTTCATCGCCTGATTCTAGAGCATTAGTAGGCGTTCAAAAAATGGCAGCAGCCAATTCAAACACAGCAACGCGTCATATCCTTGATGCTGGTTTATTCTTAACAGCAGAAACAGCCGAGTGTTTATCACTACGTATTTCTGATATTATAGAGTTTGATCCTTCGCGTGAAGCGTTTATACAAAAAATCGGCAGCCATAACGTAGGTATTTTAGCTGAGCTAGAAGACTTACACTTGCACGACTTTGGTATTTCATTAGAGCTTTCGCCGGATGACGAAGAAAAAGCGTTACTAGAAAACAATATTCAAACTGCATTATCTGCAGGACTTATTGATTTAGATGATGCTATTGATATACGTGAAGTTAAAAACTTAAAGCTAGCTAACCAGTTATTAAAGCTACGCCGTAAGAAAAAACAAGAGCGTGATCAAATGATGCAACAACAAAATATGCAAGCACAGGCACAAGCCAATGCTCAAGCACAACAAGTTGCAGCGCAATCTGAAATGCAGAAAGATCAAGCTGCATTACAAACTAAGTCTCAGCTAGAACAACTTAAAGCTCAACTAGAGCAAGCAAGAATTGACAAAGAAGTTGAGGCTAAGATGCAATTAATGGCATTGGAGTTTCAGTATAACATGAAGCTTAAAGGCTTAGAGGTTGATGCCGCTAAAACTAAGATCTCAGAAACTGAAGATCGCAAAGACAAAAGAACAAAAATTCAAGCTACACAACAAAGTGAGCTTATAGACCAAAGACAAAAAGGCGGTTCGCCTAAAGACTTCGAATCCTCTGGTAATGATATACTTGGTGGGGGTTTCGGTTTAGGAAGTTTCGAACCTAGGTAATAATAACCATAACAATTATATAATATTTTATCATGAGTGAAGAAACCAAAGACACATCCCCTGTTTCGCAGGGCGATGATGGTACTATTAAAGTGGATTTTTCAGCAGTATCTCAGGAAGCACCAGCAGAAGAAACTGTTGAGCAACCTGTAGAAGATGCACCTGTTAAGGAGCCTGTTGTTGAAGAAACACCAGTACAAGAAGAAACACCTGTAGAAGAACCTACAGAAGCAGCGGCTGAAGAGCCTGTTCTAATGGAAATTACAGACGAAGAGGCAGAGGTTGCAGCGCACCAGCTTGACGAACAAATCGCTGAAGCTGTTTTAGAGCAGGAAAAAACTGGCGTTGAATTACCGGAAAACATTCAGAAGGTTGTAGACTTTATGAATGAAACAGGGGGATCATTGGAAGATTACGTTCGTCTAAACACAGACTACTCTAGTCTTAACGAGGATCAGCTGCTTCGCGAGTACTATGAAACTAAGTATAGTGCTTATGATAGAGAGGACATCGACTTTTTATTAGCCGATAAGTTTTCTTACGACGAAGAGCTTGATGATGAACGCGAAATACGCTTAAAGAAATTAGAGCGCAAACAAGCACTAGCAGAAGCTAAAAATCATTTAGACGGCTTAAAGTCTAAATACTACGATGAAATTAAGATGGGTTCAAGATTGAATCCTGAACAGCAAAAAGCGATTGAATTTTTCAATCGTTATAATAAGGAGAGTGAAGAGGCTGCAAAAATAGCAGAACGACAAACCAGTAGGTTTAAACAAGAAAGCGAGAAAGTATTCAGCGACAAATTCGAAGGTTTCGATTACAGCGTTGGAGACAAAAAGTACCGCTTTAAGGTTAAAGACGCTGGCCAGGTTAAGGAAACTCAAGGCGACATTAACAACTTTATCAAGAAGTTCTTGAACGAAAAGGGAGAAATGCAAGATGCTAAGGGTTACCATAAATCGCTGTTCACCGCTATGAATGCCGATCAAGTTGCACAACACTTTTACGAGCAAGGTAAAGCCGATGCAGTAAAGGACAGTATGGCACGCACGAAGAATGTTGATATGAATCCGAGAGGGGCTCATGAAAAAGTTACAACACAAAACGGGTGGACTATACGCGCTGTAAATGATGGCGAAAGCACTTCTAAACTCAAAGTCAAGTTTAAAAAATAATTCATTAAAACAAATAAGAAATGAGTTTTGCAACGTCGCCAGCTGGTCTGGCAAACTTAGCTCACCTTACTCCACGTCCTATCAAGGGCTTGTTTGGTGACAATTATCTGTCTGTGGCTGACATGGACTTTACACAACAATTCCTTCCTGAGGTATACGAGAAAGAAGTAGAGCGCTACGGAAACCGTACAGTATCAGGATTCTTGCGCATGGTTGGTGCAGAAATGCCTATGGCTTCTGACCGCGTAGTATGGCAAGAGCAAGGACGTCTTCACATCGCTTACGACGGTATTACTGTTGATGCTGATGGTGATGCACTTACTATGCCTGCTGGTCACTTGATCGGTGCGGGTATGACTTTGGTAGTATCTAAAGGATACGTAAGCCACAAAGCATACGTTACTTCTGTATCTGGTAATACTGTAAACATTGCTGTTTACGATACTTCTGATGCAAACTTGAGTAGCACCTTTGATGCTGCTACTGATGCTAAAGTATTTGTTTACGGTTCTGAGTACACTAAAGGTTCTAGCGGTGCTGGAAACTCAATGGATGCTTCTTTCACTACTTTTGACAACAAGCCTATCATCTTACGTGATAAGTACAATGTTAAAGGTTCTGATGTAGCTCAAATTGGTTGGGTTGAAGTAACTACTGAAGCTGGTACTTCTGGTTACTTATGGTACTTGAAGTCTGAGCACGAGTCTCGTCTACGTTTTGAAGACTACTTGGAGATGAGCATGGTTGAAGCTGAAAAAGCTCAGACTACTATTGCTCAAGCTGCTGCTTTTGGTAACACTGCTTCAATCGAAGGTTCTGAAGGTCTATTCGCGGCTCTAGAGTCTCGCGGTTTGGTATTCAACGACCAAGATTTCAATAACGCTACTGGTTTGACTGGTTTGGGTGACTTCGACGTTATCCTTCAAGAATTAGACAAGCAAGGTGCTATTGAGGAGAACATGATGTTCTTGGATCGTCGTACTGCTTTAGATATCGACAACATGCTTGCACGTGCTAACAGCTACGGAACAGGTGGCACTTCTTACGGAGTATTCGATAACTCTGAAGATATGGCTTTGAACTTAGGTTTCTCTGGATTCCGTCGTGGTTCTTACGATTTCTACAAGACTGACTGGAAATACTTGAACGATTCTGCAACTCGCGGTAGCATTGCTGACGTAGAGGGTGTTATTGTTCCTGCTGGTACTTCTACTGTATACGACCAAAACTTAGGTCAGAACATCGCGCGTCCGTTCTTACACGTACGTTACCGTGCTTCTGAAGCTGAAGATCGTCGTATGAAGTCTTGGGTTACTGGTTCAGTTGGTGGCAACTACACTAGTGATGCTGATGAAATGAACGTACACTTCCTTTCTGAGCGTGCACTTTGTGTTCAAGCTGCGAACAACTTCGTAATGCTGAAGAAAACTACTGCTTAATTAGCGTAGTTAATCAAAAATATTACCCTCGTCCTTGTGGCGGGGGTAATTATTACCTTTATTTAATTATATTATATCATGGCACAAGCTAAAAAGCCCGCAGCAAAGCCTGCGGTAAAAAAAACAGCACCTGCAGCGGCAGTTGTTGAAGAAGCAGTTGCGGCACCCGTCGCAGCACCTGCACCTGTAGATACATGGGTTATCAAAGACAGATTGTACGAAATTACTTCAGGACGTAAACCACTGGCGTTTACATTACCTACCGTACATTCAGCTCGCACTCCCTTGTTATACTTTGATGAAAAATTGGGATACAACCGTGAATTGCGTTATGCAACTAACCAGCGTACCCCATTCGTTGATGAGCAACAAGGAACTGCAACATTAGGTCGTATCGTATTTAGAGACGGCATTTTGAGGGTACCAAAAGAAAATATAGTTTTACAAAAACTTCTTTCTTTATACCACCCATATACACTGCAAGGTCGCATTATGGAATATAAGCCAGAGCAGATCGCTGCAAACGAAACTGACTGGATTGAATTAGAGCTAGAAGCGATGACCGTTGCAAAATCAATGGATATCGACGAAGCTGAAGCAATTTTAAGAGCTCAATACGGCTCACAACAGGTATCTAACGCGTCTTCTAAAGAACTAAAACGTGATTTACTAATACTTGCGCGTAATAACCCTAGTCTCTTCTTAGACTTGGCTAATGACGACAACGTAATGCTGCGTAACATTGGAATCAAAGCTACCGAAACGGGAATTTTGAGTTTATCACAAGACCAACGCACATTTACATATGCAAGTAACGGAAGAAAGCTGTTAACAGTACCGTTTAATGAACATCCATATTCAGCACTCGCTGCTTACTTTAAAACAGATGAGGGTATGGAAGTATTACGAGCCGTAGAGAAACAGCTATAATACATATCTTTTTGTGATTAGGCTGCTGTAACAAGCGGCCTAATTACTTAATATACATAAACAAACACAAAATGGCAGTAAGCGTAGATACAGTATACCAAAGAGTATTGGCTATCCTTAACAAAGAACAAAGAGGGTACGTAACTCCTCAGGAATTTAACTTGTTTGCAAACCAAGCACAGTCTGATATTTTTGAGCAGTATTTCTATGACATTAACCAGTTCGGTAGAATGCATGGTAATGACACTGAATACTCTGACATGCTTAACCTCTTGAATGAAAAAATAAACATATTCGAGAAGAATGGTAGTATGACCTACTCTGCTCCTAACTGGACGGTCCCTAGTGATCTTTACCGGTTAGGTACAATTATTTATAATGGTATTGAAGCCGAGCGTATTAACGCAAACGAATATTTATATATCAATGCTTCTCCACTTACTAAGCCCACTAACGATCGCCCAATATTTGTAGCAAATTCTTCAGGCTATAAGGTGTATGGTGCGGCTGCATTAACTTCAGGAGTATCGTGTAATTATATTAAAGTACCTGCAACAGTTGAATGGGCATATAACACAGTGGCCGGAAGAGCTGTATATAATTCAACGAATGCTACTGATTTTGAGTTGCATGCTTCTGAAGAAACCGAACTGGTTTTTAAAATATTACAACTAGCAGGGCTTTCTATTAAAGAACTTCAGGTTTACCAAATTGGTAACCAAATGGAAGGGCAAAACACACAACAAGAAAAAGCTTAATAAATGGGATTAATTAATCAAACACAAAAGCTCTATTACGAAGGCGCTGACGGCAACTGGAATAGCGGAGATGAAAATTACGGTGATTACCAGTTTGTAAGCATTAAAGATATCATTAACAACTTCATTATTGCTTATGTTGGAGAAGATAAAATCATTAGCAAAATTAAGCGCACGGATGTTGCATTTCATGCTCAGCGTGCTTTACAAGAGCTTTCCTTCGATATACTACCCTCGGAAAAAGCTTTAGAAATTGAATTAGGGCCAGCGCTAGAAATGATTTTGCCACAAGACTACGTTAACTACGTTCGTTTTAGCTGGGCAGATGCAGGCGGTATAGAACACATTATCTATCCTACACGTCACTCGAGCAACCCCCAAGCTATTGTCCAAGATTCTGATTACGAATACACGTTTGATGGCAATGGTGAAAAGCAGTATGCTAATAAGTCTGAAACTTTAAAGAAGTTTGAAGCATCTAACCATGAAGCTAATAGTAAAGCAGAGCTTAGCACCAGTGAGCTCTTTAACCTTTATCGTCACGGTAGACGCTATGGGCTAAATCCCGAGTTTGCTCAAGGTAATGGTGTGTTCTACATTGATAAGCTTAAGGGTATCGCACACTTTAGCTCTAGCTTGGTAAACAAAATTGTTACATTAAAGTACATCAGTGACAGCTTAGGATCTGACGAAGATATGCGAGTGCATAAATTTGCAGAAGAAGCCGTTTACAAATATCTAGCTCATGCCATTCTGGCAACAAGAGCCAATACTCAAGAATATTTAGTCGCACGCTTTAAGAAAGAAGCGTTTGCAGCAAAAAGAGTTGCAAAACTCCGTATGTCTAACCTTAAGATTAGCGAGATTGCTCAAATCATGCGCAACCAGGCTAAATGGATTAAACACTAATACATGCCAAAATTAGCACACAACTTTGTCCAGGGTAAAATGAACAAGGATCTTGATGAGAGACTTGTGCCCAATGGCCAATATCGTGACGCCCTAAACATTCAGGTTTCAACATCTGAAGGTTCGGACGTCGGCGCTGTTGAGAACATATTAGGTAATACTAAACTAAATAAAAAGTCGTCCTCTGTAAATTGGGCGGCTAATTTTGGTTTAACCTCTGCACAATGTATAGGTACGGCTAGAGATACTCAAAACAACAAGTTGTATTGGTTTGTTACCTCGGCATCGGTTGACACTATATTAGAGTATGATGAAGCCACAGGCTTTGTTGCCCCTATATTGGTTGATACAGGCGCAGTATTAAATTTTAACACGGCTAACTTTATAACCGGTGTTAACGTTTTTGAGGGGCTATTATGCTGGACTGATAATTTAAATGAGCCTAGAAAAATATTAATATCTAGGTTTAAAGCAGGTAGTACACAAAGTGGAACGAGTATAAATACTCATAC